AGCCACGAGAGCCCCTGCACCAAAGACCAGAAGAGCAGCGCCAGCAACAAGAAGTTGCACAGCAAACTCCGCAATTGATGCCGCAGTACTGGCTAATGCTGTAAGTGCGTCGAGTCCGCCTTGTCCAAGAGCTACTATTAAAGATAGTCCTGCAGCCAGAACCGACATTCCAACGCCAAGAGCTAGAATTGCAACCGAGAAGACAAGAAGCGCCGCTGCTACAACGAGTATCGCTGGAGAAAGAAGTGTTAAAGGTGTAATAGCCGCAGCAATAGCAAGCAACACCACCACACCGGCTAACCCAGATACTGATAGTGCGCTCAAGCCGATGGCAAGAATTATTGACGCGACTCCAACAGCCGCTAATCCAACACCAAGGACTATCATAGCCGCGCCGAGAAGTAACATTGCTGGAAGAATTGGCGATAGAATGGCTGCAGCAACACCGAGTACCACAAACACGCCAACCAAAGCAAGAAGCGCCTTACCTATCTCGTCAAGGCTCATTGACCCGAGAATTTGCATAACAACAGACAGCCCAAGCAAGGCGGCTGTGACAATGAGTAATGCAGCAGCTCCAGCTAAAGCTCCAGTCATAGCGTTTGTCGCCACGACAAGAATAAGTAAGGCTACTGCTAAGGTTGTAAGTCCTTTAGCAATCTCCCCCCAGGTCATTCCGCCCATAGTCTCAATAGCCTTGGCCATGAGGACTAATCCTGCGGACATTGCCAGCATGCCAAGGCCAATTCCGACCATGTTTTTAGGCATGAAGTTAACTGCCACGGTTACAGCAGCAAGGGCAACGCCCAACCCAAGAAGACCTTGTGTAAGGACGACCAAATCCATACTGCCAAACGCCTCAACAGCCTTGGCAAATATGATCATTGCAATGCCTAGCACAACAAGCGCGGCAGCCGTGCTTAGCAGTCCTTCGCCTGTTCCTACAAGCCTGGTAAAGAGACCGATTTCGGTAAGCACCACACCAATAGCAATCAATCCAGCGTTAATAGCTCCTGGGTCCATATCGCCAAGAGACTTAATAGCCGACGCCATTATACGTACAGCCACAGCAATTGCGACTAGCCCAACGGCATCAGCGGCGGTAAGACCACTATACTTTGATGCGAGCATAAAGCCCGACACCATAGCGAGGACACCAAGTAACGCCAACATTCCGTTGATCAGAGACTCGGTATCCATTTGACCAAGGGCTTTGACGGACGTCACAAGAAGTCGAATTGCTACGGCAAATATAGCTAACGCTACACTCGACTTAATCAGATTACCAGATGCAGAGGAAAGAAGTTTTGAGGTGCCAACCATCATCGCCGTAAGGACAGCAACTCCGGTTAACCCTTTAGCAAGGCCGTTCCAGTCAAGGGAGGCCAGTTCCTTAGTTGCCGCTGCCAATAGCAGTAAAGCCACCGATAGTACAACCATTGACCTCGTGACCTTGCCCATATTTTTGAACCCGCTGCTTCCAGCAATCTTGTCAAATATGGCCATTGAGCCGAACAACTCAGTAAAGAGAACGGTGATGGCAGTTAATGAGCTGATCAGCTTGCTGGCGTCGATGAATGACATAAGGAGCAACGAACCAGCTAGAATAGCTATTGCGGATGCAATCTTAAGCAAGGTACCAGCCTTAATGTCGTTCTGATAAGCCGTAAGGCATCCTCTTACTCCATCCAGAATACCAGTAATGCCATCCAGAAATCCTCCAGCACTATCTGCTATCGTCTTGAATGAACCTATAAGATTCTTAATCCCAAGAATCGCTGCTGCAAAAGCACCGGTTGTGAAGAGATTGATAAGACCGCTGAAATTCATTGTGCTAAAGGATTTGCCAATCGTTGTACCCACTTTAGAAAAGATTGGGCCAAGCCACTGAAAGACCTTGCCAATAGCTTTAAAAGCTTTACTAACAAACTCCCCTATGGCCTCGAATGGATGGAACTTCTCTTTTACAGTGGACACAAATGAGTCAAGACTTGAAAGATCAATGCCCGTAAACTTTTCAAAGGCATCAACAATCTTGTCAAACGACGTGCTAACTTTATCAGCAACATCCTTCATAATGTCTCTCATCTTTTCAAACGCCTTATTGAAGGCATCCGACTTTTCAAGAGAATCATTTACTCCAGAAATCCAGTCGCCAATAGAGCCCGAGAAGGAAAGAAGCCCGCTCGCTGCCGGGGCAAGTAATTCAATTAGAGATTTTACACTATTAGCAACAAAGATAAAAGCCTTCTTACCAATACTTAAAAGTGCAAACAGGCCCTTAAATGTGCTTTTAATCTTAGCCGCCGTATCGTCTCCTATTTTGAGCTTGGCTGTGAAAGCCTCAAAACTCTTAGTTATCTCGGCCAAGCGCTCACCAGTCATAGCAGGAAAGATCTCTCTAAAGGCCCCTTTTATTGGGGTGATAACAGCACCAACCGCAGAAGCCAAATTGCTAAAGGACTGGATTAAAGCATCACGCCCGCCATTGTCTTTCCAGAGTTGGAGCATGTTGTTTCTCGCTGCGGAAGAAGCGCTGATCATTGTAGTAAGAGAATTTCCAAGACCAGAATAGAGACTTTTAGCCTCGTCAAAATTACCAGAGATAATCTCCCACGTTTGGGCCCAACCAGAACCAACTGCTTCTTGCAGAACCCCGTACAATTGGGTAATTGTCTTAATGTCTTGAGCTGCGGCAAAGGCTTTCTTACCAATGTCCGTAGTCTCATCGGCATACTCTTTAAGGGTGCTGATAAGAACGTCAGAGGTTAACCACTGATCTTGCAAGGTGTCTGTAAAGCCTTTGGTCGCCGTCAAGACGTTACCTTCTAGAGTTGTGTATGTACCATCAAGTTGCTTTGTCAGGGTACCAGCAGCAACGCCAGCGTCGATAAGTTGCTGCTTAAATTCGACGGTGCCCATGTTAGCAAGCTCGATTGATTTCCAGTCAATAAGTTTAACATAACCAGCAGATAATGCCTGGCCAAAGTTATACATAGCACGTGAGGCTTCTTCAGCGTTTGCACCAGACACAGCCGCCTCGTTTGAGATACCTTGAATAGCTGTAACTGCGTCTTCCAAAGATACTCCGGCATTTGTAAACTTGCCAATGTTGCTTGTCATATCAGAAAACGAGTAAATTGTCTTATCAGAATAGGTATTTAACTCGTTCAATTTCTCCATAATCGTATCAAGACTCTCGCCGGTACCAGCCATAATAGTCTGAACAGAGTTCATCTTTAGTTCATACTCGCTAAAACCTTGTGTTATGGGGTCTATAGTTAACGCAGAAACGATTCGCTCGCCTGCGGATACTGCAGCGTTAGTTATGTTTTGGAGGGCAGTTACCCCCATGATTCCTAAAGTAGAAAACTTTCCAGCGATTGTTTCTACCCCCTCAGCAATTCCTGCGAGGGAGAATTTCTTTCCGGCGTCACTCAAACTGGACAAACTTTTTGATGCGCCGTCAAAGTCCATGCCTTTTTTAAGCTTTTCGATAGAGCTTAAACTTGTGGAAATACCCGATTCGAATTGCCTGTTGTTAAATTGCATGTTTACAACGCGTTCGTCAATCGAATTGCTGCTCATAAATTGGATACCTCCCGCCATACAGAGTCTGCAAGCTTATCAAAGATCGGCTTAAGTGCAGGATTTATGTAATCGCGCCCTTGTACATACCCTCCGGTACCGGTACCATGTCCATACTGAAGGATAATTGCTATTGGAACGCCATCAACAACGTTTGAATTAGTCCAAGAAATTGAATACGAGCCCTTGGAAATGTCTATCTTGTAATCCCAAGAGCTCGCAGTCAATCCAGAGTCGACAGGGGTGGCCGACGCAAGCGCGCGAACTCCCTCTTTAGCATAGCTTTCTAAGATCCGCTTAATATCAAGCTTCTTAGCGCCGTTCAGAAATCTTTCTGTGTTGTTGAAGTTGCCGCTTTGCGTTATGACTATCATTCCCCTATCCTCCTTTACCGAGGTTTATTAAGCGGAAGCATTCCGCCGACCTCCAATTTAAGTAGACGAGCTTGCGGTAGCAATATCAATAGCGGCTTCGGCCGTAT